ACCGAAACTCCACGGCAGCCCGCTCGACCGCATCCGCTGGCGGGGTGGGTCTCCGGTCTCCGGGATGACCTACAGGAGCACAGCCGCACCCCACCAGCAAGATCAGCGGCCAGAGGCTTCTCACGGCTTGGGGGCCTCCGCCGATGTCTTCTGCCACGCCTCAATGACAGCTTCGATTGGCCGCGCAGTGGGCAAGGCAGGGCGTGCCTCCGCCGTGGTCTTCTTCCACGCCTCGATAACAGCCTGTGCCCGATCCCATTGGCCATCGAGGGCCAGTTGATACAGCGTGTCACACACCTGCTTGTGTCCAGCACATCCCGGCTTGTCTGGGGTGGCCGATCCCCGCAGGAAATGCTGGCCGACCAGTCCCGCAATCCCCGCCAGCGCCGGCACGCCGACCCACCCAGCCAGATCGAGGGGGCCAGCGCCGGCCTCTGGGGTGGTCAGTCGCCCGAGATTCACCGCACCCACCGCACCGGCGATGCTCGACAGCACCTGTACCGCCAGACGTGGCCAGTTCATACGGTCGTCACCTGCAAGTCGCTCGCGTCCATCGATGCCATCGGGCCAGAGGGGGCGGGAGGAGGAGGTGGGGGCGGGGCAGGCGGGGGCATCAGTCCGCCCGGCGGAACAATGATTGGTCCCGTGATCCCAGATCCGGCCAGAACACCAGCAATCACTGGCACCATCGCCAGTGCAATCCGGTTGGCCAGATCCCACAGACCGGGGTTGGCTGAGGCAGGGGGCATCCCAGCGGGAGGGGTAGCGTAGGGCTCGGTCATCGTGGCTTCCAGTTCGCGCAGGATTGGTGCAGTTCGGTCAGTTTCTGATGCACGGTTTCGTGATTGGATTCGAGCCTGCCGACCGCCGTTTCCAGCTTCTCCACCAACCTGTTGTGGCGATCGACAGCCTCCGACAGCTTTGGCCCGAGGTTGACGACACCCCATCGGATTGCCCAAATGACTGCACCGACGACGCCGACATTCAGCATATCTCGGAACGCCGCGAAAACGGCTGTCGGATCGACTGCCGCCACGCCGTCACCACCAGCAGCTTGGGCCGCGACGGGTGCCACCTGGGCCAGCATACTGATCAGCAGCACGACAGCTGTGACAGCGGTATTCACTTCGCGGGCTCCACCGGCACAACCGCCGTGCTGGTGACCCATCGCCGCAGCAGATCGATCGCCGCTGTCACCCCGACCGCCGCGATTGGCTGCCATGGCCCCAACCCGAGGTGCCCGATGTTTTCGGCCAGCACGGTCAATCCGGTGCCCGCCGCCATCTGGACGACGTGCAGCAGCACCCGCCGCACGTCGTGGCCGCTCAGTTTCCCTGCCTCACTCCCGACCGGTTGCATAGCGCGTCCCCTCGCTGTGTGTGTCCACCCTCTAGGGATTGTGGGGCAGTGGGGATATGTTGTCAATACCTTGCGGTTTTCTCGGAGTCGCGAACTGTTCGGAATCGCCGAATGGTTCGAACTTGTAAGTGCTACTTACCAGTTGCCTGTTCTTGCATCCCCCCAATTAAAATAGGTTTAGCCTCTTGTCGGACTTGGCAAGATTGCAGGCACGACAAAGGCACTGCAAGTTGTCTGGCCGATGCGGGCCAAGATCACACGCTGGAATTACATGATCGAGGTTGGGATATCTGTCATCGTTTGGCGACACTTTCTTGGTGACTTTTCTGCCGCACAACTGGCAACGCCATTTGTCCCTCTTGAAAATATCATCTGGATTTACTTTCACTGCGTCGGAACCTCTTAGCCGCGCTTTCCTCAATAGTTTATGCGCTTTATTCAGTTGCTTTTTTGCCAACATGGTGCATTCTCGGCAATCTCGTTTTACTGCCCCTCTCCGTCCCTCTACTCTCTCAAAATCCTTGCCACATTTTTTACATGATGCGATAGCGCGCCGAATCCGTTGACCGCGCGATTCCTCTGCCGCAATCCTCTTCTGTTCTTCTGCGATTCTTTTGTGTTCAATTCGAACCCATTTTAACATGACGTGTAGAAATCCATCGGCAATCGCAAAAATTCGCTTGTGATGTTCTGTTTCACGCATCTCTTTTTTAGCTGTTCCCGCACAGTGCCGAGAACAGAAACGATTCGAATCTTTCTGGCGACTCCGTTTTGCAAACTGCTTACCACACGCCATGCACACACAAACCTGCGTCGCCTGTGAAATAATCCGACGCCTCCGAATTACTTTGCATTGCATTGAGCACACAACAGCCGTTTTTCCACCAGATCTTTTTTCAGTGACAAACGACGATCCGCACTCAACGCATTGTCGACTGAGCATCCTTGTTCGCCGCATTGTTTTATTGCGACACTTTGCAGAACAATACAATCGCGGTTTTCCAGGTCCAGAATGAGCCGCATTGAACTGCTTCGAACACGATGCACAGGAACGCATCAGGATTTTGTTATTTGGCTTCATGTGTAGGGGTGTCCTTCGCGTGGTGTCAGCAAATCATCGTCGGGGATGTCGGTGAATCGATGCGTCTGCGTCCCGGGCGGGATCAGAACTTTCGGCTCCACAAGTCGCCAACCCAGTTCCTCATGTTGTTTCTGTGTCTTGTATTCAAACCATGGACCGAGATACACCCATCGCACCGTATCGCGGTCATTCCACGAATTTACTTGCACGGCGGACACCATTGCCGTCATCTGTGTCGTGTCTCCGTCGCGTAAATCACTCTTTCTTCGAAGCTCCACAATGTCGCCGATCTGCCATTCTCTGCTCATCGCTCAACTCCAATCCCCAACTGTGCCATCTGACTTAGCCTCCACTCCCGCAAGGCGTCCGCGTCGTGCTGATCGAGGATCACCCCCAGCCGCTGGAGTCGCTCGGCCACCGTGTCGACCCTCGCCCGACTCTCTCCATGCCCTACGCTCTGCGTGCGGAATTGCAGACGCTGGTCGTGTTGCGTGCCAGTAGGCAGGGGCTCTTGGTCGATCACTGCTCACTCCACCTGAGTTGCTGTTCCGCTCCGAACCGATTCGCCGCCGCCAACACCGCCTGAGGAAGATCCTCGACGGCGTGATCCCAGATAATTTCCACCGTTCCACGACAGCGGTACTTGCCGGTTCGTTTGATCGTCTTCACGCGCCACGTTTGCAGAAACGTGTACCGCTGTCCGTCGATCTCCTCACCTCTGGATCGCCTCATAATGATCACTTCCCGCCCTCCGGCCAGACCACTTCAGGAATCACCCTCACCCGCACATGCTGGTTATGCTCGCCGCGTTGCCGCTCCACTGCCGCACAGTCTACGCACGCCTGATGATTGTCGTGTGCCAATTTGATCAACTCGCGCAAGGCTCGCAAACCACCGTCCGCCATCTGCTGCAAGGCTTGCCGCGTTTCCTGCGTGCAGTCGATCGCTTGAATGTACCGATGCAGGCCAGCCGCGAAAAAAGCCTGTGTCCGCACATGGCAGAGGGGACACGGTTTCTTCTGGCCGACCGCGTCGAAGTTGGATTTCGCGGGCTTGGGGATGTCAGCCATTGCTATCCCCCTCCAGAACGCTCCGCTCGGCCTCCAGATCCCGCACGTTCGCCGCCTGCTCTGTGAACCGCTCGGGATATCTCTTCCGCAGCTTGGCATTGTTGCGGTCCATCTCCGCCTCAATCGTCGTCCCCAGCGTGTCGCAGAGGATCGCGAGATACCAGCAGATGTCCCCGATCTCCTCCCGCACGTTCGCCGCGTCGAGAGCCCGCCCGTAGAATACGTGCTTCTTGTAGGCGTCGGCGAGTTCCCCTGCCTCCGTGCAGATCCCCACGATGCCGTGCATGGCTCGGGAGTTCGCCACAATCCTCTCTTGCACGCCCTCGCTGATCGGAGCCTCTGTCCTCAGTGCCTCAGTCTGGTAGTCGCTCACTTGCACACCTTCCATCTCACGAACCGTAAAAACCGAGTCTTGCCCGGGGTCAACGCCAGCACTCTATCGCGCTTCTCGACACTCTTGCACACCTCGATCAACTCCCAGCCAGTATCCCCTTGGCACTCCACCACCCAGAGGCAGGAAGTCCCTGGGTGGAGTGTGGACTCATCGCGATGGTAGACCACGTGTTGCAGCACGTCGGGGTGTCGCTGAACGTCCCGCTTGGCTTGGCTGCTGGGGTTTCTCCGACCGTAATAGTGGCCCTCAAGGAGCCACGTCGTGGCGTACAGTCGTTCGACGACGTGTAGCCTTCGCTTTAAGGTTCGGCTCATTGGGTCACCTGCTCCAGAATCTTGGCAATCTTCCGATCGCTCATCGCTCCCAACTGCCGAATCACAACGCATAGTTCCGGCCTCTCGACGATCAACCGAATCACATCGTCAGGCACCTTGCCCGCCGCTGCCGCGAGTTCATCGCCGTCCACCCGCAGCCACTTGGCGAACTCCGCGATCCTCGCGGGTGTCGGGATGCTCGCCTTGCCCGTCTCGATCTGGTGCATGTAGCCGAGGGAGATCTTCGACAGGTGGGCCAGACTCCGCAGGGACATTCCCTGCCGCTGCCGTGCTGATCTCAGGTGTTTACCAAACTGGGCCGCACTTCGTCCACTCATTGCCCCGTCCTTTCCAGCCAAAGCCGCCGCGCACACTCGGCAATCAGGATCGCATCCGCCGTGGCGTGTGTGATCGTTTCTCTCGGGTGCATGGCCTGTGCCGCAGCCTTGTTGCGCGCCTTCTTGTCGTCATTCTGTCCGATCTGCCGACCGCTCATGATCAGCCCCATCTGTCGCTGCCACGCCATTGACGTGATCTCGCGATACGGCCGCTTGAGTGCATCCAGTGTGCCGCAGATCCGCCCGAAGTTCATCCCGAAACTAAACGCCGAGGTAACGCCCATTTGCGGGGTGGCCCAGACCTTTTCCAAGAGGATCAGATCAAACTGGGCAGGGCTCGACAAATTGGCGACAAACCTATCCCACGCGGTTAGCTTCTCATCCTGCTGTTTGCCGTCTCCATCCCTCAGCTTGTCGTGCCGCACGAGGTAACCATCCTCCGCAACAATGGCCCAACCCCCGGATGCACCTGGGTCGATTCCCATGAAGATCACTGTTCAACGCTCCCTTCCTTATCTCGACACTCTTGACAGATCAAACACTCCAGTTCGTCGGGCCAGCAGTATCTATGGCACTGGATGCACCACGTCTCGGCCTCGTCTTCGTCCTCGTCTGGCCACTCGTCATCAGGTTCGCTCATGCTTCACCGTCCAGTGTGGCGATGAGTTCGCTGGCCTCGTTCAATGCCGCATCCCACACGATCCAGCCCTCCTTGTCCTTTGGGCCCGATTTACTCATGCGGGCAAGCACCCGCAACAGCCGCAGCATGTCGGGGGCTGCTGCCATCAATCGGCCGTTGGCGGGTGACGGCAGATCGGCATCCGAAAAACTCGCGACACATGGCCAGACGTCTCCGCAATAGATTGAGTGGTCTGATTCATCGAACACCCACGGTCCCGGACTATGCTCGCTCATGCTCCGCCCTCCGCGTCGAGAGGCTCGGCTGCCGGTGCGGACTGGGTGGTGCCCGCGTCGAGTTCGTCCAGTGCGGCCCGCAGCATTTCCACTCCGGCATAGCTGTTTCTCGGTGTGATCCCCCGTGCCAGCTTCACGAACGCCCGCAGCCGCTCCAGCTCGACGTAGTCATCAGACGCCTCGTGTTGCAGCACCTGCCGCTCAATGAATTCGTCGGACGCCTCACGCTGTGCCGCGTCGAGTTGCTGCCGCAGAGTGTCGATCTCCCCCTCCATCAGTTCCAGCTCGTGGCCTCGTGCTTCCACCAAGCGCCCCAACCGTGCGTGACCCTCCCGCAGCCGCTCCAGCTCGCGACATCGCTCCTCCGCGTCGAGTCGCTCGCGTGTCAGTGACGCCTGTGCCGCGTCGAGTTGCTGCCGCAGGTCCGCAATCCGACGGTCCCTCTGCCAAATCAGGATTGATTTGGCGACGGACCGATTGACAGCAGCGTCCTTGGTTTCCTGCAGGTCATGCAGTTCATGGAGTGGATCTGCCAATTGAGCGTCCGGGGTGTCGGCCAGAGCTGCCTCGTCGAGCTTTGCCATCAACGCCTCAGCCATCTCCACGGCATCGTGTGCCTGATCCTCCCAACTGATAAACGTGTGCTGCGGCGAACACAACGCCGCCATCATCTGCACCGCGATCCGCTCCCGCCTTTCTGCTCGTGTCTTCTCCATCACTCACCGCCTTTCTCTGGTTGGAACCGCTCTTCGTCAAAACCGTCTTTTCCGAGT